GACATTCCAGCTGTTTTCGCTCGCTTCGCGTTCAATCAATGGAACTGGCAAAGGTCGGAATTCTGGCGACTTTACCGAAGCGACGGCGAAGCAATCAACGACGTGATTGATTCACATGATTCACCTTCGAACAACGAATTCAGCGAAATGCTTGACGCTTATCTTCATTCGAACCATGGTGATCCATTCATCAAGGAAATAACAAAAATGCACCTTTGCGGAATGACATTCAGGGACATCAAGGAACTGACGGGAATTTCACTTGACACGATTCATAAAACAATAAAACAATTCAAAAATGATTTACACGATTATTGCGGTAGCGATTGCAAGGGCGTTAATGTCCTTTGATTTACCGAATACAAAACCATTCAATTGTCAGTCATGCTTGTCCTTTTGGACGGCGCTGGCGATTTATCTTTGCACCGATTGGTCAATGATTCCATTCGCCTTCGTTGCCTATCTTATTTCGGACTTAATTTTGATATATGAATATAAGTAACGGACTTCGACACCAGCTTGAAAACTTCGGACGACACCGATACGCGAATCTGGATGACACCTTGAAAGAAGAACTTTCCGTTCACTACAAAGCGCTCGGATTCGGTAAACTGAACAAAGCTTGCGCAACGTGTGTTCGAATCGCAATGGACAAGCTGAACCAAAACAAAGACAAGATTCGTCCAGCTGTACGTCAAGAAAACAACGAACTTCACATGAAGGAACAACCGCCGAAGCTTCACTTTGTTGGAACAAAACAAAAGACGTTCGGGGAACTTCGCCGTGAAGCGCTTGAACTTGGATTCAAGGGAACACGAAAAACAACACGACAAGACATTGAAGAATGGTTGACATCCACGAAACAGCAATAATTTATCCGGGCGTCACGCTTGGTCACAACGTCACAATCGGTGCGTTTTGCATAATCGGCGCACCAGCGGAATCGAAACGACACGAAGGTCAACATGGTTTCGGCGTGGTCATCGGTAACAATGTCACGATTCATGGTCATGCAACAATCGACGCTGGCTGTGAACGTCCGACAATTATTGACGACGGCGCTTATATCATGAAGACCGTTCACATCGGACACGACGCAATCATTCACAAGGACGTCACGATTTCACCGCACGTGGTTATCGGTGGCTTCGTGGAAATACATGAACAAACGAACATCGGAATGAACGCAACGATTCACCAGCGCGTGACGATACCTTCAAAATGTATGGTCGGAATGTCCGCGGTCATTACAAAGAAAACACACCTTGAATCGAACACCGTCTTGGTTGGCAATCCTGCACGAATAACACGAAGGAATAACAAATGAAAATAATCACCGTCACCGCAATGCACGGACGACACAACACGGTCGCCGAATGTATTGAACGAATGCCGTTCATCGACAAGGTCTTCATTTACTCAAACGACGAAGACGGAAAGTTCCTTGAAGGTCAAGACATTTTCGCAATGGCGAAATACCGAAACAATCCATTAAGCTACAAATGGAACATGGCAATTCGAACACTGGAACAAATCGACTTCGACGCGGTTATCTTGTTAGGTTCGGATGACTACATTGACGAAGCGTTCCTGAACTACGTTGAACGAACCATTCCTGACTTTGACATGATTGGCTTCAAAGACATTTATTTCCAGCACGAAGGCGCGCTTCATTATTGGTCCGGTTACAACAACAATCGCAAAGGTGAACCGTGTGGTGCTGGCAAAGTGTATTCACGAAAATTCCTTGAATGTATCAAATGGAATCTTTTCGACGTGGCGCGTGATCGCGGACTTGACAAGATTTCGTGGCAACGTGTGAAACAAGCGAACGCAAAAGTTCACATAACTTCGCTCAAAGAAAACGGTCTTTTGTTGGTTGACATCAAAGACGGCGAAGGAATGACACCATTCAATAAATTCAAAGGACTGGAACAAATCACGAACCGTTCGGAATTTCCGAACAAGTAAACATAATAAAGGGGAACTTATATCTTATGGCTAACAAACACCGCAACATCGACAAAGATGAATTGCTTGAAATGGCTTATCGCTATTGTGATTATTGTATCGCTTCGACAAAGGAAATCGCGACGAATTCAGGCGTGAAACAAGTGAAGGAACGTCACATTCCAACCGTGTCTTATTTTCTTTTACACTGGCTTCGCCGTGAACACTTTGACTTTTATTCACGAACGAACTGGTACGACGCAATGAAGGACGAATCACATCCATTGTCGAACACTATAAAAACAATCGACAACGACTTCAATGCGTTAGCGCGTGACATCGTGGCGAATGAAGGCAAAGGAATTTTCTACGCAAAGAACAAACTTGGAATGCACGACCGACAACAAGTCGAAACGCGCACCGTGGACAAGTTCGATTTCGATGTCAACGATTAAAGGTTATCGACCGCACAAACACCAGCTTGAAATTCATCAAGCAATCAACCAAGGCAAAGAAAAGTATTTCGCTTTGAACATCGGACGTCAGTTCGGAAAAACAATGCTCGGAATCAACCAACTTCTTTGGTGGGCAATCAACGACCGTGGTTGCACGATTGCTTGGGTGACACCAGTTTACAAACAAGGCAAGAAGGTCTTTGCTGAACTTGAACGCGCCGTGGCAAAGTCAGGATTGTTTGAATTCAACAAATCCGATTTGAGAATCACCGGGTTCGGTTCGTCAATCGAATTCTTTTCAGGTGAACGACCAGACAACATTCGGGGAAATACATTCGATTACATGGTGGTCGATGAATTCGCGTTCACACGTCCAGAATTGTGGGACGAAGTTTTGTCCGCGACGGTCTTGGTCAAAGGAAAGAAGGTCATCTTTATTTCAACACCAAAGGGAAAGAATCATTTTCACCGGGTGTGTCTTCAGCAAAATTACGACGACCGTTACCGTTATTTCCATTTCACTTCATTCGACAATCCGATGATTGATCCGAAGGAACTTGAAGAACGCAAGCGGTCATTGCCTGACCACGTGTTCCGTCAAGAATACCTTGCGGAATTCCTTGACAACGCTGGTGGCTTGTTCAAAGGTGTGTCGTCATGTATCGGTCAAGGTGAACGAACACAACGAATGTATGGTGGTCTTGACATCGGTCGCGCTGACGATTACACGGTGTTGACTATCCTGAACGAACACGGTCACATGGTTCACGTTGAACGCTGGCGTCACGACGATTGGTCACGAATCATTGACAAGGTAGCGAACTTGATTCGTCAATACAACGCAATCACCACGGTCGAAGTCAACAACCAAGGTGACGTCTTTTATGAAATGCTTCACAACACGTTACGCAACAAGGTCGTTCCATTCGTGACGACATCGAAGTCGAAACCAGTGTTAATTGAAGACCTTGCGTTGTCATTCGAACAACAAGCGATTCGTGTCAACGATGTGAAATGGTTGCTTGACGAACTTGAATCTTTTACTTATATTTACAATCCGAAAACAAGGAACGTTCAATATAGCGCACCGACTGGACTTCACGACGACGGTGTCATGTCACTGGCGCTTGCGTGGAATTCTTTGAAGAACAACAAATCGAAAGGGAAATACAATACTTTGAGAATATGAAAATTAAACTACCAGCTTCGATTCACGAATGCAAACCAGACCAGCTTGTCAAATGGTTGATGTTAGCTGAAGTCATCAAGGAAAAGCAAAACGATGAATTGTTTCAAATGCTTGACTTTCAATGTCAACTTATTTCAATCTTTTCAGGACTGAAGGTGAACAAGGTCAAACAACTTGCAATCGAAGACGTTCAGCGTTTGTCTGGTCACTTGACGCGAATGATTGCGAATTACAATTACACCGAACCGCTTGGTGAAGTAACGGTCAATGGTCAACGCTACGTCTTTGAAAAAGATTTCCGATTGATTTCCACGGGACAAATCATTGACTTGAAACTAATCGACGACGTCGCAAGTGATCCAGTTCAAGCGCTTGCGATTTGTTACATTGAAGAAGGGTTCGAGTATTGTCAAGAAGATGACCGTGGTCGTGTGTTGAATCCGAACGAAAAGCGTTACAAAGCTTTCAAGGAACAATTCGACGGTGCGGAATTCATGAACTTCTTTGGTTTTTTTTTGCGCGAATCAAAGAAGCGGAACGACGCTATATTAGCAATCCAGACGATACGGACAATGATGAATCAACGGAACGCAATGACGAATCTCAAGACCATGAATGGTTCACGTGGACAAGAATACTTCAGCGACTTGGACAAGAACTTGGAACGAGTATTGACGGAATCACTAAACAACCGTACGTGAAGACGTTATTCTGGATGAACTATCTTAAATTGAAAGACGAACAAGATTACATATTAATGAAACAACAATCTTCGCGCAATGGCTGACTTTGATTTCCTTGAAGAATTCGGGGTGTCGGTTGCTGAAGCTGAACAACCACAAAGCGTTTACGAAAAATTTATTCTAAACGTTGGGAATAAAGTCACCGCCGACCTTCGTGAATACATTCAGCAAAACGCAATGAACACTGGCGCGCTTGCGCAATCGGTTGTTTACTTTCCGACGGGCGCGTTGTCGTTTGAAATTCAGGCGGACGACTATTATAAATTTGTCGACCAAGGTGTGAACGGAATCGCGGTCAATCATGCAAGCGCTTTTTCATTTCAATATCCGGGTGTGTCTTATAACATGGCGAAGGCGATTCAGGAATGGAAAGGACTTGAAATGTCACACGCGTTTGCGGTTGCTTCAAACATCAAGCAACGTGGACTTCGACCGAAGCACATTACGGATTCGGTGATCACGGACGAATTGCTTGAAAAGATTTCGAACGATTTGGCTGAAGTCACTGGATTGACGTTTGAAATTAAATTCGAAAAGACAACGAAAACATGGCAATAACAATAACACAACAACCGCAAAGATTTCAACCAGCTTGCAATCCGTACATTTGGGTATTTGAAAGCGACCAAACCGCGCAACCTAACTTCAGCTTCATTGTTGAACTTTACGTCGGTGGTTCACTTGTGTCAACACATCAAGTGTTCAACGAATCTGGTAACTACGCAAGGTTCGACGCAAGCGGTGACCTTCGATGTTTGCTCACAAGTGAAATGGTGACAACTGGCGCGTTGCTTACTTTTTACGATACAGCGGTCGATGTGGTAAACATTCGTGTTTACGAAAAGTATGGGACACCACCAGTGTTGTCGGGAACCTTTGTGACGGGAACGGTGAACAGCGCATGGAACGCTTCGCTTCGACATCCTGATTTCATTGCTTACAATTACCTTGATTTCATGGTGTCAAGAATCAACACGAATTCAGGGAACATCAAATTCTTGACTGACTTTCCAAGAACACGGAAGTATTTCGTCGGACTTTACGAAAGCGCGTTCGTCACATTCATCAACCGAAGCAAGCCGAATGTTGATTTTTATTTGAAGCTTTACGACATTACTGGAACATTGATCACCAGTTACACGAACACAATCACCGTTGGTGACTTGAATGTCATTGATTGTTCACCACAAAACTTGATTGCGAACACGTCGGTCACGTTGCTTGACTTTCAATCGTGCGCTTATTTCACCGTTCGTGTTCAAGGTCTTGACGCTGGAACGAATTCAGGATTCAGCGAAGTGTTCACATTCTGGATTGACACCGAATGTCACCGCTACGACACGCACCGACTACACTGGTTGAACAAGCTTGGTGGTTGGGATTCATTTACCTTCACGCTTGTGTCAACGAATTCAACCAAGGTG